CTCTGTTCTATACTCTGTTCCGCAATCTATTGAAAGCTTTTAAATGTTTCAATCTATCGCCGACTTTGTAGCTGACTGCGTAAATCACAAGGTAAGATGCGTACTTGTGACTTCGTCAACTGTGGTGGCTGGGATCGCTGCTAGAAGCGCGTACCGGCAATGGCTAGTCTCTGACTGGTCAGACGAGAAGGCCAAGATTCGTACGATGATTGTCCAATTCTTCGGGTCACGGATAAACGAAGGCGTTCGCAACCAGTTTCAACAAGATTTTGAATTCCAGGTGAAAGGCAAAATGCAAGGACACTCACATGGTGAGAGCGCAGCAAACCGGACATCCGCCGCTAATTCTATCAAGCGTTGGATCGGGAGCGCGGGCTTCGTGCCATATTATGTCTCGAAGTCGTCCCGGGACGAAGCGTTTGATGGATTTCATCAAGTCTTTATGGCTAAAGATGTTCTCCATCCTCCATGTGACGATGACATTGGTCCTAACCATGTCATAGTCATGATGGACGTCGATTACTATCTCGACATGGACTATTGGATTTCCTTTGGGAGACCAATTGTTCTATATACTTTCGTTCCAATAGCCGTAGCAGGAACTACTGCTGACGGTCATTACACCATCATCGGCAACAACATCAAGTACAGGGCCAACGGTGGGGCGGAATACTATCATCCGCTCTGGGATTATAGTGCTGACTTAATGCTATTCCGTCATTGGTTTAGCACATCTGTTTGCACTATCGAATCCCGTCACGTTGCTCCTGATAGACGAGTATTCCTTATAACACCGGAATACACTGTTCGCTGGCCATTTTCGTGGGTGCTAGCGACGACCGGCAAGATCCTCCGTAGGGCTAAATTTGATTATGCCCACGGGTTGGATACCAAGGGTGAAATGGCGGTTGTTAACCGTCTGGAATTCACCCGTCCGGACAGCGGAGAATTGTTTGTTTCCATCGGAATTGCTGGGCAGTATTCCGCGGCGACGTTCAGTTCCATACTCCTCGATGGCTTAATGGTTCGTTACCACTCAGCCAAACATCCCGACATGATAACGACAAGTCACTTTCTGAAGAATGAGAAAGTGGAGAATTCATCACAAGTAGCTCCAATCTTTTGGGATTGTCTCCAAGTGATGAATACAAGCTATCGTTTCAACAAAGCCTATTTGCCGGCCGGGGGCCAACAGCCAAAAGCGACGCCAGATAATTATGTCGCAATCGGAGACGAGAAGGATGGCTTCCTACTCGAAGATACAAAACCGAAAATACACGGTAGAAACGTCGCTCCGCCCTTAGTGGTACATCCGGACGTGGTTCCGGCTGCCAGTGAAAACAACGATTGGGCGTGCTTGCAAGGCCGTGTGTTTACCGTCTATAATCGAAAGGTCATTAGTGGCCAATTACTTGATTATTTGCAAGAATTTGCGGAAATGCTTATACCCGCTGATATGGTTGGGACTCTCGAGCCAATGTCTTTGAACGACTTGGCTTCAAAACAACGAGACCCAACCAAACGAAAGAAATATCAAGAAGGAATAGCATGGGCTTTGCTTGCCGAACAACAACAAGTGAAAGCCTTCTGCAAGAGAGAAACGTATGCCAAGATAACAGCACCACGCAACATCTCACAATTCTCAACGTCTCATGTGTTAACTCTTGGAAGTTTCATAGACGTTTTTACGATGGCGATTCTCGTTCCCCAACCATGGTATGCGGGGTGCAAACCCCCTTCAGTGGTTGCGGATCGAGTTATGGAAATTGCAGCTGGTGAAGATCAGCTCATTGAAACGGATCAATCTCGTTTCGATGGACATATTTCCATTGCTTTTGCCAAGTTTACAAGAGGATTACTGGCAAGAGCATTCAAACCAGAATATCGGAAGGTCATTTATGATCTTTGTAATAGTGAGATCTTGGCAAAAGCCAAAACAACAGCCGGCATAGATTACCGCCTAATGGGTGGACGAGGCAGTGGGTCCAAAGCGACCACCGCCTTTAATACCGAAATAATAGGAGGCGGTGATTTTTGCTGTCTACGACGCGATGGATATCCAAAAGAACAAGCATGGGATCGGCTTGGATTATATGCGGGCGACGACTCAATTTCACGAGCAAGCCCAAACTCAATTCACTCGGTATGGACGGAACTTGGCTTTAAAGTTAAAGCCGTGATCCGTCAAAGGGGTGACCAGGTCGGATTCCTCGGACGGTATTTTATCGATCCTTGGGAGACGAACTGGAGTATGCAAGCACCGTTGCGTACTTGGGGAAAATTACATATCTCCTTCGCCCCTGCCATGTTATCGGATTCACAAGCTCTCGTCAATCGAGCCAGAGGCTATTTAGACTTAGATCCCACAACTCCAATCATTTCTGACTGGTGCCATACGGTTCTGAGACTTAATCAAACTACTGCGAACAGTGACTTAACTGATAATGAACAACGAGCAGGAGATGTCGATGTCCCCTGGTGGACCAAAGTCGGCCGAGAATATAATTCAGGAGGCTGGCCTTGCGCGCCAATCGGACATTACCTCCCAGTTCAGCGCATTGCTGAACTCACAGGCTTTGAGAGCTCTGCAATCCTTGGTTGGCAAGATACAATCAGGGACTGCCAAGATCTTGAGCAGCTCAGAGGACTCATTCCAAACGAGCCAACACCAATCGAACTGCCTTACCTCTTCGTCACAGGAAACGACCCATTCCGGATTGATCATTCAAGACAAAGTCTGGACCAAGCCATCGTTGATCCACGTGACTTACCAACCGCACGTGACATCAAACGGCAACTGGATACCCAATCTGTTACCCCCAGTGACAGCGTTAGTCGATCGAACAACAGCCGACTTTCTGCTGGCTCGGGTTCAAAGCGGGGAAATCGGGGTCGTGGTGTTCAAAAGCGATCTACACCAAAAGGAGCAGGAGGATCAAAGGCAAGCAAGCAAACTGGGGGGCAAGAAACCAACCGTCAAACAGCCAGGCAAATCTCAAGATTGGCCAAGAGGTTTGGTGAAGCCCTCGCAGCAGGAGGAGTAGCCTCCTCTAGTGGTTTTCAACCACATTCCCCTATCAACACCCCACCTCCTGTTGATTAGGGGAACCATGTCCCGGTTATGACAGAAAACTAACCCACTGCCGGGCAAATCAATTGCTCGGCAACCGTCCCTTAAGCAAGGACATCCCGGC